CCCCGCCGCGACCATCGCCCGCACCGTTGTGCTGGCACTGGCCCTCGTCAATCAGCTGCTGAGCGCAGCAGGCAAACCGGTGCTGCCCATCGACAGCGCCAGCGTGGAGCAGTGGGTGACCGCTGGCCTGACCACCGCTGCCGCCATCTGGGCATGGTGGGAGAACAACAGCTTTACTCCCGAGGCCATCCGCGCCGATGAGTTGCTGGATCAGATGCAAGGGAAGATCAAGTAAGAGTACATAGCAGCAGCCCCGGGGAGCCTGATGGTTCCTCGGGGCTGTTTTCTTTTAGCATATTTCGGCATATTCCGACGCATTCCGCATTATCCGGCACATTCTGACATTTTCCGGTTAAAGTTGGATAGAAAGGATGTGCAAACTATGCCCGACGTGAAAATTTCGAACTCCCCCGCCCAGCTGGATCAAATCCTCCGGCCGCTGGGGATTACCCGGAGCTCAAAGAATTACCGTATCCTATGCGAATGCGTGGCTCTGATCTGTGAGCAGGAGGACCGGCTGGAAGCCGTACAGAAGGAGATCTATACCCCCGTCTCAGACCAGCGGCGCTGCAAGTGGTCTGCCATTCAAAGTGCCGTCCGGCGTGCAGCAGAGAAAGCCTGGGCGCTGAACCCCGAGGGCGTTCAGCAACTGGCTGGCTACCCGCTGACCGGTGCACCCAGCGCGGTGCAGTTCCTGGAGATGCTTTACAATGCCGTGGTGAGAGCATAAACATAGGCCGTAGTTTCATCATAGAAACTACGGCCTATGTTGTATCATCGCCTATCGAGATATAAGAGCACTGCTAAGCTAATAATCGCTAAAATATTAAAGCAGTAAACTCCCGGGTATCTATACCAAGTGGAAGTTATCCACCACTTACCCTTCTTAATCTTTCGATCAATTGAGTGCCCGGACATTTTAGCGATAAAGCAAATCAGCATAAAAAGCGTGTCGAATATTATAATTCCCACAGCTATTGAATAAAAAGTTATCGTGTACAGGTTTTCATAACTAAGTTTGTCAAATCCTGATGTAAACATCGAGATTTCTGCCATGAATCCGATAACAACCGCTGAAAAGATTCCTAGGATTGTAATTGATTGTCCATGGAAATCTGTTACTCGATCATTA